AAACTGTCTTGATAGTGCTGCTTGCTGAGTGGCTTGGCCTTGTTGACCAAGTTGATTTAACATATTAATTTGATTGCCTAGCTGTTGTTGTGTTTGTCTACCTAGTCCTGCTAACCCACCACCAATCTGTCCAAACTGGCCGCCAAGTCCTGCGCTTAATTGTCCAAGACCACCAAGAGCTTGACCTAGTTGTGCTTGTTGGCCGCCAAGTCCTGCTTGTAGTGATGCAAGTCCTTGTTGAGCACTTCGTTGTCGTTCAAATGCTTGTTGCGCTTGTTGTTGCGCTTGACCAAAGCCAGCACTTCTAATACCAGATACAGCCTCTGCTGCTCCACGTCCTGTTTGTCTTGCTAATTCTTCTTGCGATATACGTCCACGAGAGCCACCAAAAGCACCTTGCGATATGGCTCTGTCTCTTAGACCAATATCTGCTTGTGCTGACTGTCTGCCTATGTCTTCTAATGTTTGTTGGACAACTTGATCTTCGTATGGATCAAAAAACATTCTAGCCATTGAAGGATCATACATTTCTGTAGTCCCCATGGCTGTTTGCTCTGCTCTTTGTAACGCACCAAGGCCACCAGTTACAGCATCACGAGCACCCGGTAAATATCCAAAAGCTTCATCTAAAGCTCTTTCCTGTCTACCGAAGAGTCGACCAGCTTCAGTTACATAGGGTTGATACTCACCAAGTCTTCCAGCTTGCTGTCGGGCCTGTATTTGTAGGGGGGTGAGCCCAGCAGTTTGCTCAATGGGAATATCTCTAGGTCTAGATATGAGACCTTCATATTCACCGGGTGCGCCAAAGTAAGAGGCTAGTAATCTTCGTGAATAATCCTCCATGTATGGAGAAACAAAACTATAACCTGTTTGAGGTGTTGTTATAACCTCTGCTGGAGGTGCTGATTTAGTTTTACTTAAACACATCTTTTCATTTAATCCTTATAATACATACCACCTATTTGGTGAAAACCTTTTTTAATAAAAAGTTTCTTGGCTCTTTCTACCCCATCTAGGTTAAAAATACCAAGAATCAAAGGTTTATCTTGTCTCTTAGCATATTCTATAATTGCATCTATTAAAAGATGTGACGGTGGTGTTTGGTCTTTTATGTTTCTATACTCTGGCATAACATAAAACCAACCATCGCCTATATATTGTTCTGCTGACCACCAATATGCATCTGGTGCAGCTGCAATACTACCAATGATTGTATCACCATCTAATACATTATACACAACTCCTTCAAACAGGAAATGATTTATGTGGGCTGAAGCTCTACTCCAATCTATTTCAGGAGATCCTTTGTCTGATAGAGAGTGTTCTTTCCAAAAGTGTTCTGATAAAAAATCAGCTATCTGCTTGCCATTTTCAGGAGTGGCTAATACAGATTTTAAAGATAGGTTCATGCAAGTTTTTTAGCTATGTCTTCTCCAAACTTTTGCATTTTGTACATTTCACGAGCACCCATAAGTCTTTGTTCATATTCATCTTGAGGATCAGCACCAGCCATAATACCCATACCTCTTACTGCCGCTGAGTTGGTTACAAACTCACCATCGCTCAACATAGCTGGGATCTCATCACCTTTCTCACCGCCAGGCCCAGTAACAAGTTGGTCTCTTTCTACAAAAGTTCCATCTTTAGCATAGAGTTGACTGGCTATACGCCTAGGCTGTAGATCGTCTATGAAAGTAGCCTCTCTTGGAGGTGCTACCAATGGAGAAAAAGGCACGCCTTTAGCTTGTGCATAAATTTTAGATACTTCAGATGGATAGAACCTATAAACATCTGGTGTCACATCTTTAGCATCGATACTAATACTGGCTCCAGGTCTAGTATCTGAATAACCTAAAGAACCTATGCCAGACTTTGCACCATAAGCTCTAGCGAGAGCAGTAGCCATATCTTCTTCTGTGCCTTCGCCTGTATCTACGCCTAAAATATTTTCTAGATAATCATTAATATCAAAATCTAAATTGTAATTGAGGTTTGCTAAACCTCCTCCGTTGTATCTTTGCAATTGAGGTATGCTTGCTTGAGATCCTTTAATTATTTGACCAGCAACCAAAGGAGAAAAATCATTAGAAGCTCCAACCATTTCTAACATCTCTCCAAGAATTTCCATTTTTTCTTTTGGTGTTTTTTTATTTTTTATAATTTTTGCTATTTCGTCAGGATCTCTAGTTCCAGCATCTATTCCTCCATCTTCTTCAAAATCATAAATGAAATCATCTAAATCTTCTTGAGCTTCATCTTGTGCATCTTTGTCAAACACATCACTGAAATCAATATCTTGACCTGTGTTTATATTAGGAGTATCAATAACCATAGATGGTATACCACCTCCCGGAACTAGGCCAACAGCATCGCCTGTTGCAAATTTAGCGATGCCACCCATCATATATCCCGGAACATTATAACCAAACTTATCTTCAACTAAAGATGGATTCTTTTTAGCTAAAGCTTTAAGACCTTTGTTTGCTGTTTCTAAACTTTTCATTTACTTTTCATTATAGCTAATATTTTATTTATGAAAACTTAGTTCTCTTTCTTCTGTCTGACATAACTGCACCACAACCTTTATGCATACGAGATACTATACCACCATCTTTCTTTTTTAATATAGTCTTAACATTAGTTGGTTTACCACCAGGGTTCCCTGCTGCACGTTTTCTGCTAACTGCACTACGCCTTTGAGATTCTGTCATAGCTTTAGCTTTAGCTCTTGGTACACACTTTGGATACTTTCTTTTGCTGCTTTTAGCAGACTTACGACCACACTTTTGAAACTTACCTTTTTTCTTAGGTGCACCTATGTCCACCCAATCTCCCTTTGGCCCTTTACCAAACCATTCAGTTAAGCCTCCAGTCGGTTTAGCCATTATCTATATCCACCACCACGTTTTTTGTAAGTTCTAACAAGCCAAGCATTAGCATATGCGCTTGGATATACTTTAAATTTTCGTTTAGCTTCAGCCTTCACCCTAGAATATAAACTTGGGTTAGTGGGCGTAGCTCCTTTTTTTTTAGTTGTTTTTCTTTTTTTTGCAGGCATTATTTGCTCCTGATTATAATGTTAAGGTGATATCACCATTAGTTTTAATACTTATATTACCAATTTCTGCGCTAGCTTCAAACCCATGTGGATCTACAGGCGTGTGTAGATCTACCCATTTATTGCCAGTATAGACTTGCAATACGCCAATAGATGTATTCCAAATAACATCTCCAGCATTAAAATTTAGTATGCTTATTTGTGCATCAGTAAACTGAGGCGTGCCATTAGGATCAAATTTATCTAAATTTAATTCTAATATTCTAACTAAACGATTAAATACTGAAACATCAACATCATTAACAGCTAATGGTAATCTAGTGTCAAGAAGCTTTGCCATCTATCTTCTACCATCAGTTTTAATATCAAATCTATTTATTCCTAATCTCCATTTAAAACCCAGTCTTACGCCTGTATCAGCATCGTCATCTGATTGCACTCGAAATACCATTTGCCTACCTCTTGCACGAATAAAGTTTTGTTTAGTTGAACTAGTTACATTATTAGTTGAATTAGTAGTTAAATTTTCTCCGGGAAAGTTTCTAGTTTTAACTACAAAATTTATTTGACCTGTTGTTGGAGTGTCGCCAAAAAATTTAACATCAGGAATAATTCTGCTTACAAATCCAAATTGTTCTCCTTGTTCTATATCTATATCACCAGATTCTATAAATACATTATCCATTGGAGAACCATCATCGTCATCTCCACTTTCATGATTATATAAAACACTACTATTGCTAGATCCTTCAGTAGCTAAAGGATTTTCAAATATTCCTTCATCAAGCCAAGCTGTTCTAGACAACTGGCCTATACTCCAAACTCCCTCTAGATAGTTGTAATTAACATATCTATCAATGTCATCACTACCACTAGATGCATAAAACCAACCTATTTCATTAAACTCTTTATTGCTAAAGGCAAATATTTTAAATGACTGAGTATTGTTTAAATCGTCTAAAACGTAATTTAAGACACTACAAGGCACTCTTTGCACTGAGCCAGTGTATTTGTAGAAACCATCTCTTGCCATCCAATACACGCCATCTGGTGCGTTCACAGCAGCATTCGGCGATATCATGCCAACATTTTCGTTGATGAGGTTAACACCAAAGGTAAAAGGTGCACCTACAAATTGCATGGAATATAAAGATGTATCTGTCCAAATAAGTATTTCTTGTCTTGCTCTTAGGCCGCCAACTATCTGTGAACCTGAAGATAATCTTATATCACCTGCTGTGTTTGTAGCTGTTGGCTCCCAAACTGTAACACTTTCTTGGTCGCTAAATGCTATTAATAGAGGATCAGATGAACCACTTCTAGCACTACCAACTATTGGATCAGCACCTAAAACTATTACATGCCTATCAATATCACTAACAATGGTTTGTAGTCCAACTGTAGGAGCTAAATTAGCACCAGATAATGATGTTATATTAACTGCTCTATTGTTAACTCCTGATGATTCGTCCCAAAAGAAAATACCGCCAGCTCTTGGATTAATAACCAAGTCTTCACCAAACGCATCATGCGACCACAGTCTTAGTTGATTAGCAAAACTTACAGCAGCTGCAGATCCCCAAGTGCCATCTCCCCAGGTGCTAACTCCCCAACCTGTAGATGGTAAATAAACATTAAGTCCAGTATTAATCTGATAAGCACCTACAACTGAACTGCCTCCATTACCGCTATCACTTGCATTAGCAGTAACTGTAACCCCGCTAGTATTTTTTGCCTCTATGGTATAAGAGTTTGCATTGACTATAGTTGCTATCTGATATTCTTGATTGAGAACATTTGAGTTGATATTACCGCCTAAAGAAGAAGCACCAGAGAAAGTAACAAAATCATTTGCTACTGCACCATGAGCGGTGTCTGCAACCGTGACTGTTGAAGACCCATTAGTTGCAGAAAAAGTTACGTCTCCTGCTGCTGTTGTAGATCTAAGTGGAGTTACATCATTGAAACTATTACCTTCTTTTACATAATATTTTAAGTTTGTTCCTAGGCCTAGGTATTTTGTCGAGTCAAGAGATACCCAACCTATCAATGCACGACATGCACCTAAAAAAGTATTAACAGTATTTTTTGCCCACCCACCTATTTTTTCTGGTAGTCCTTTTCTAAATCTAACTAAATTACCATCTGTCCAACCACCTTTACTCATAAGGTCGGTCATCTCCTTATTTATGCCGGGGTTAAATGTAAATTTGTTTAATGGCATCTAAACCTCTGTCCAATCTTTGCCTTCAAATAACAAAGCCTCTGCTTCTCGTCTGCGAACCAATCCATCATTTACAACACCACTTACTTTATTCCATCGTTTTATTTGATATGGAACTTCTTCGTATGAGCCTTCATTTAGGACACGCAATAATGAACTTTCAGCTAAATTTGTGGGGCCTAAATTGAAACACCATGATGTTAAAGAATCAAATTGATTTTGATGCAATGGCATTGTAACCATATCATTTACATAATTTCCATACTCATGTAACTCATCAATTAACATAATGTCTGCTTTTTCTTGTGACCACACATCGCCTTCTCTAACTCCACGAGTTGATCCATAGCCTATAGTCCAAACTCCAGCTGCGCATTGATAAGCCTCAAGTTTGCAACCTTCAAATTTTTTAACTAATGAAATTCCTTCTTCTGATATAATCATATTAATAGTCCCCCCAGACTTTGGTTTTTTTGCCACCGTCATATTCAACTGCATGGCCTTCGTTGATAAGAAGTTGACAAATATCTTCGCCATCTTCTGTATAAGGTATAGCAAGTATTCTGCCATACTTACCTTTGCCAAATGATTTTATACTTATAGATCCTGTGCATAACTCTATTAATCTATCTTTGGCCGCTAGACCAAGTTTTTTTTCTGCTAAGTCTCGAGTCCTTGACTCAGGCGTGTCTATGCCTGCCAACCTGCAGCGTTGTTTATGCAGACGGACATCAAATCCTAAGTCAAGGGTAACATCAATAGTATCGCCATCAACCACTCTCTCAATGATTGCTTTGTATACATATGGTTCTGGTTTACTGCTCATCTTTATTAGTAGTTACCTTTCTATAATACACAACCACGTCTTTTAGTTCTGTAATATATCTTTTTATCTCTTGCATATTGTAAGCCATAACTTCGTAATCAGGAATTGTCATAGCTAAAAACACTAGCTCGCCTTCTTGTTTTTCTATTCTTGCAAGCTGTTCTTCCCAGTTTTCAGGCGTTACTGCAATCCACTGTAATTCTTTAAGATCTATTTCTCTAGGCATGATAGGTTGTACTATTTGCCTTTCAATAGGTTTAGCAGAGACTTGTATTTGTTTAGTTGGCAGCAGGCTGCAACTGCAAGCCATTATCAAGACTATCAACAGTGGTGCTGATTTTCTCAATATCTTCCATAATGTGTTTTGTACCATTATTTATTTTCCTTTCCATTTCAACTGGGTCAGCCAATATCTTTGAGGCCAACTCATAGTTTTGTATAAACTGTGTGTATCTATTTAATTCTCTTTGAGCTATTTGACTTTTAACTGTAAGGTCTTGTAGCTGTTGTGTTTGTAGTTTGAAGTCTTCTTGTATAGATTTTATAGCTTCTTCTTGGGTGGCAACTGCACTTTCTAAAACAGCATTGTTAGTTTGTAGTATTTGGTTTTGGCTATACAAGTAATAAGAAACTGCAAGCAAAATTAAAACTATACCTAGTAAAACTTTACTCATTATCCATACACCAATTCCAAGCATCGTGATCGTGATATAAAAATGCCTCGCATTTTTTATATTTTTCTCGCCATTTATCAGAGTCAAACTTATCGTTCCACTCTAGGCTAGAGTTTTCTGCTATTGGTATAAATTTAGATGGTGTTGAACAGCTTATTAAAAAAATACTTGTTATTCCTGCAAGTAATAATTTAGTTATATACATGTTAATGTAATATTTTTTTGTTTTCATCTTCTGTAATTACTATGTCGGTAAGCTCTCCAAGAACAATATAACCGTTTACTTCTGCAACTGTTTCAGCTTCCTCTATATTATTTGCATATATGTTTGGGCCTTCATATTCTTTTTCATCATGTGTAAATTTAGTAATAAAAATTTTCACTTTTATCCTGCTAGTGGATTTTTGTTGTCATCTTTAATTTCTTCTATTTGTTTATCAAGACTTTCTAAATCAGCTTTAATTGTTGCTATATCAGTCTTAATATCTGTAACATCAGGTACATCTATGCTATCAACTGCTTTTTCTAAAAACTGTACTGATGTTTCTATAGATGCAAAACGTTCTTCAATAACTTGCACGTTATCTTCTGCTTCGCTTATGCCACCAATTTTAGCTTCTAGGTTTTCTAGCCTATTGACATACTCTGCGCCTTGATAACCAAAGCCTGCAAGCGTGCCAACGATACCTACAAGTGCAATTATTTGTGTTGTTTTATTTTGTAACCAGTCCATATTACCTCCATATTTCAGGTTGATTTTGCATCATGCTTTGTAAATTATTTATATTTGTACTCGCATAATTATAAAAAGCGTTTATGTTGTCATCTAGTGTAGCAGAGGTGTATATGTCTTGAGAAGTGTACCAACTAGGACTATCCGGGATTGTGGTTTGCGTATATGAGTTAAATTGTGGAACATATCCTATCAAAGCAACTAGCCCGGACTCGTCACTATACTCACCTGTGGCTTGTTGTTCTTCTTGCATTTCTTCTTGTTGGGCCTCTATATTTTGGGCGATAATTTTGTCTGCTATTTGATCAGCTTCTGATTGGGTCATTACACCACCAATAGCAGTATCTATTTCACCTTGCACGTTTTGAACTTGCACATCAGCCATCA